TTGTTTAATACCCTCTTAACTAATTTAATTTGATACAAAATAAAACAAAAAAATACAAAATGTTATAAGAAATAATGTAGTAAAAACAATGACATATTGACCCCTTAGTTATACAACTGTAAGTAGTATTTAATGAATAAAACAACTGAAAGTAATATTTATAAATTAATTAAAAAAGCCGTTGTTAATCTTAAATTAAACTGTCAATTAACTAGAATAGAGAGCGGGTTTACCTTGCAAGGTATACCCGATTTATACGTTGTTTATAACTCTAAATTGATTAATAAACCCGTCTGTTTTTGGTTGGAATTAAAAGCAAATAATCTAAAGAATTGCAACGTCTCAAAGTACCAATTCAACTGGATATTAAAACATAATAAACTAGGCGGTGTTGCTTATATCCTCAATAGACCCGTCAAGGAGCGTGGTCTTAAACTCTATAGGGTTGACCCGTGTTCCGTGCTTACTGAGCAATTAAGCGTAGACTACAGCGTCACGGGCATTGCTAACGTACTTGAGTACGTTGCCAAAAAACATTGTATTGCTTAATTACTACCGATAATCTTTACTTATCACTTATGATATTATGTTATATAAATACACGTGTAGGTTGAGCCGTGCCACTCGAGCCGTTGAGGCTCATAGCCAAAGCCCAATACAACTTACAATTGTACAACTATTACGGGAAAATTTAAAAAAAAGAGTAGCTTTTCGAAGTGCTATTGTGCAGGACTTATACATACAGTACAGTTCATTTCATTATGGAACCTAACATTTCTAATGTTGACCTATTAACTACAGATCAACTCCGAGAGAAAGTTGAGCGTGCATGGATCCAACACATTAAGCTGTGCCAGGATAATTTTTTATATTTTGTTAAAGAGATGTGGCCTGACTTCATATTTCGTAAAGAAACTGACAGGACCCGTTGGGGCCACCATCAGATAATTGCTAATGAGTTCACTAAGATAGCCAGTGAGAAGAAAGGGAGACTCATTATTAACATGCCGCCTAGGCATACTAAATCTGAGTTTGCTTCTATTTACTTTCCTGCTTGGATTATTGGTAAGTATCCTAAAATGAAATTAATGCAGGTATCTCACAATGCGGAGTTATCTGGAAGATTTGGTAGTAAGGTTCGTAACTTAATTGATTCACCACAGTACAAACAAATATTTGGTGACGTGAGGCTCAGAGAAGATTCTAAAGCAAAGGGACGTTGGGAAACAAATCATGGCGGTGAGTATTATGCTGCGGGTGTTGGTGGTTCCATCACGGGCCGTGGTGCAGATTTATTAATTATTGATGACCCCCATACTGAGCAAGACTCATTATCCAACACCGCTATGGAGAGATCATACGAGTGGTATTTATCAGGACCCAGACAACGACTACAGCCAGGTGGTTCCATATTATTAGTTATGACTAGGTGGGCTGAAGATGATCTTACGGGTAGACTGATTAAGGCTCAGTCTGAACCTAAAGCAGACAAGTGGAAATTAATTTCATTTCCAGCAATTTTAGATTCAGGGGCTCCTGTTTGGCCAGAGTATTGGAACCTAGAAGAATTAGAAAAAGTAAAAGCTTCGTTAAGTATTAGGAACTGGTCCGCTCAATACATGCAGAATCCTACATCTGAAGAAGGAGCTATTATAAAACGAGAATGGTGGAGACCATGGAAGCATGAAGACATTCCAAATCTACATCACGTAATACAAAGTTATGATACGGCGTTTAGTAAAAAGGAAACTGCCGATTATTCTGCTATTACTACGTGGGGTATATTTCAACCTAAGGAAGATCAACCATATGCAATGATATTATTAGACGCTATTAAAGGTAAGTTTGATTTTCCAGAACTTAAGAACATAGCATTTGAACAATATAAATACTGGCAACCAGAAACAGTACTTATTGAAGCCAAAGCTTCTGGTCAGCCATTACTACAAGAGTTTAGAAGAGCGGGTATACCTGCTGTAGATTTTAGCCCTAACAAAGGAAATGATAAGTTTACTAGGATTAACTCATGTGCTCCTTTATTTGAAGCAGGCAATGTTTATTACCCAGAAGGCGAAAAGTTTGCTATGGATGTTATTGAAGAGTGTGCTGCGTTTCCCCATGGACAATATGACGATTATGTGGACAGTACTACTCAGGCCGTGTTAAGATACCGACAAGGTAGCTTTATTAGTACATATATGGATTATATTGACGAAGAGCGTCCGCCAAAAGAATATAAATATTATTAGGAGATCCTATGCCAAAAAATAAAATTAAATCTAAAAGAATGCCATACTTCGAACCAGAAGGAATGGAAGAAAATTATAAAGCTGAAAGAATGCCTTATATGGAACCAGAAGGAATGGAAGAAAATTATAAAGCTGAAAGAATGCCTTACTTCGAGCCAGAAGGATTAGAAGATGAATCTCTAGAAGCAGGAAAAGAATATAAAATGAAAAAAGGTGGAATGACTAAGGCTCAGAAAAAAGTTGGTACAGTCATGAGAGAATTTAAAAAAGGTAAATTACATTCAGGTAAAAAAGGACCCGTTGTAAAAAATCCTAAACAAGCAATCGCAATTGCATTATCTGAAGCAGGTATGTCTAAGAAAAAGAACATGGGTGGAATGATGAGTGATGGTGTTTCTAGAAAAGGAATGGGTGTAGAAAAAAGAATGGGCGGTGGCATGATGAGTGATGGCATTGCTAATAAAGGTTCTGGTATAGAAATGAAAAGCAAAGGTGGCATGGTGCGTGGCCAAGGAATAGCACTTAGAGGAACAAAATTTAAAGGAATATTTTAATTATGAAAAAAAAGAAAAAAATAAAAACAAAAAAATTAGTTTACGGAGGTGTAACAAGTCCAGTGAATGATGGTGCTCAAGCATATTCATCATTTGCTCCACAAGCCCCAGTAATGGAAGCTCCAGCAATGGAAGCTCCAGCAATGGATGTAGGTATGTCAGATCCAATGAGTGGATATAAAAAAGGTGGTTCAGTAAATGTAGGTAAAGGAAAAGACTACATAAAAGATTTATTATAAAAAGGAGTTATTATGAAAAAAAAATTAAAAGTTAAAAAAGCATTTTTAGGAATGATGGCTAAAAGTATAAGACCAGGTACACCAATAAGAAAAAAAATTACAAATATATTTCCTAAAGGTCCTAGACCAATCACTAATTTTGGAGGCCCAAGACCTAGACCATCTACAGTTATAAATCCAGTTAGACCAGGAATGCAACAATCATCATTACAAATAATAAATGGAGTTAAACAACTTCCAGATCCCTCAACAATTGGATCCAATATGGTGCCTAGATCAATGCAACCTAGCTCACAAATAGATCCAAATAGTCCACGCAGTTTACCATTTGCAAGTGCAGTTGGGCCAAGTATGCAAGGCGTAGGCGACCCTAGATTAGGAGCTGCAACTATTCCTGGAAATCCATTACAAATGCAAATGAGAGGACCTCAACAAGCAGCGCCCGTGCAACCTGTTCCAGCAATGAAAAAAGGCGGCATGGTCCGTGGACAAGGTGCAGCGATTAGAGGTACAAAATTTAAAGGTATATTTTAATGGCTGAGAAAAAGAAATTAAAAAAGAAATCTGATAAAGATCTTTACACAAGTCGTAATGAATTTAAAGAAGGTTTCTATGATCAACCTGATAAACCACCTATAACACCAGAAACTTATTATGGTACAGCAAGTGGTAAAACAATGTTTGATGCAGATATGACTTCACCTGATGACATAATGTTAAATTATAAAAAAGGTGGTATTGCTAAAGGTTGTGGCAAAATAATGAGTGATAGACGTAAAAAAACCAAGATGTATTAACTTTACATTATTGTAATTTAATATAAAAGATTTTTATGGCAATAGAAGATAATAATCCAATAGGAGAAATAGATCCTTCCGTTGTACAAACGGACATGTCTGTTCCAGCAGAGCCAGTAGATATTCAAGTTGAAGGACAAGAGATTCCAGTTGAAGAAGATCCTAAAGAAGATTTCTATCGTAATCTTGCAGAAGACATGGATGATAGAATGTTAGGTAAGATTGCCTATACATTAATAAGCGATTACAAAAGAGATAAAGAATCTAGACAAGATTGGGAACAAGGTTATGTTAGTGGTTTAGATCTATTAGGATTTAGATACAGAGATCAGACAAGACCTTTTCAAGGAGCATCAGGAGTAACACATCCATTACTTGCAGAAGCAGTTACACAATTTCAAGCACAAGCTTATAAAGAATTATTACCATCAGCAGGACCCGTGCGAACACAAGTTATTGGAGAAGATACACAAGAAGTGGAGAACCAAGCACAACGTGTAGAAGACTTTATGAACTACATGTTAATGGAGAAGATGGAAGAATATACTCCAGAGTTTGATCAGTTATTATTTTATTTACCACTTGCAGGATCTGCATTTAAAAAAATTTATTATGATGAACTTATGGGCCGTGCGGTATCTAAGTTTATACCAGCGGAAGATTTAATAGTTCCATACTATGCAACTGATTTAAAAGAATGTGAAAGAATTACACATATAGTTAAGATGTCTGAGAATGATATTCTTAAAAAACAAGAATCTGGTTTTTATAGAGATATAGAACTACAAGAAACAAATCCTAATGAGAGTGATATTCAAAAAAAATATAACGAATTAGAAGGAACCAATTCTCCAGGTAACAATATAGATTTTCAATTTAATATTTTAGAAATGCATGTTGATTTAGATTTAGATGAATTTGAAAAAACATCTAATGATAAAGATAAGAATGTTAAGATTCCATACATTGTAACTATTGATGAAGGTTCACAAAAGGTTTTATCTATTTATAGAAACTGGGATGAAAAAGATGAATTAAAAATTAGAAAAGATTACTTCGTACACTTTAAGTTTTTACCAGGTTTAGGATTCTATGGTTTTGGTTTAATACATATGATTGGTGGATTATCTAGATCTGCTACTCAATCACTAAGACAATTATTAGATGCAGGTACGTTAGCAAATTTGCCAGCTGGATTTAAAGCAAGAGGTTTAAGAATTAGAGATGATGATCAACCATTCCAACCAGGTGAGTTTAGAGATGTAGATGCACCAGGAGGAAACATTAAAGATCAATTTCAATTACTTCCATTCAAAGAACCAAGTACAGTTCTTTATCAATTAATGGGTTATTGTGTTGAAGCTGGACAAAGATTTGCAGCTATAGCAGATTTACAAGTTGGTGACGGCAATCAACAGGCTGCTGTTGGAACTACTATTGCATTATTAGAAAGAGGCTCAAGAGTAATGTCGGCTATTCATAAACGATGCTACTACTCTATGAGAACAGAATTTAGATTACTAAGTAAAATATTCGCAACATATTTACCACCTGTATATCCATATGCAGTATATGGTGGAGATCGTTTTGTAAAACTTACAGACTTTGATGACAGAGTAGATGTTATACCAGTTGCAGATCCAAACATATCTTCATTAGCACAAAGAGTAACTCTTGCTAATGAGACACTAAAGATTGCAATGTCAGCACCAGAGATACATGATGTTAGAGAAGCTTATAGAAGAGTTTATGCTGCATTAGGAACTCAGAAGATAGAAGAATTATTAAAACCAGAAGAAGAAAAATTTCCAAAAGACCCAGCTATAGAAAACATGGAAGCATTACAAATGAAAATGCCTAAAGCATTTCCAACACAAGATCATGATGCACATATAGAGGCACACTCATTATTTATTAAAACAAGAATGGTACAAATTAATCCTACTGTGTATGCATTACTACAAGGACATATTTCAGAACATATTTCACAAAAAGCTTCACAAGAAATTGTAGAAGCATTAGCAGAAAGCCCAGCAGAAAAAATGTTAGCAAAAACAAATCCAGAAATGTTTACAGTTAAGATGAACGGATTAATAGCACAAAGAACTGTTGAACTTACTTCACAATTACAACAAGCAGAAGCTGCAGGTGAACAACAAGTAGATCCATTAGTTGCTCTTAAACAAAGAGAGTTAGATCTTAGAGCTATGGATTTACAGATTAAACAAAATAATATTTCTACAGACAATGCTTTAAACGCTTCTCAATTTAAAGTTGATACTTTAATGAAGCAACAGGAACTTGAAATCAAAGATAAGCAATCTTATGATAGATTAAATATTGCTAAAGAAAAAATTCAATTAGCTAGAGAGAAACAAAACAAAAGATGATTAAAAAAGAAAAAGAACCCGTGCTTGGTAAAAGATTTGGGCCACCTCCTTTAAGAGGACCTATGCCACAAATCCCACCAGTAGATAAATCATTAAAAAGGTTGTAATATATTGTCTATGTTAAATGCAATTGCACCATTAGCTAAAATTTTATTTAGTACAATTGAAAAATCTGTACCTGATAAAGATTTACAAGCAAAGTTAAAAGCTGATTTACAAACTCAACTAATGCAGTCTCATACTCAAGAGTTAACTGCAGCAGCAAAAATTATTGAAGCAGAAGCTAAAGCTGGTTGGTTTGCATCTAGTTGGAGACCATTACTTATGTACGTATTAATATTTATATTAGTATGGAACTATGTATTAGGACCAGTAATTTTATTTTTCTTTAAAGCTTCTATAACTATAACTCTTCCAGGAGATGTTTGGACATTATTACAAATAGGTCTCGGAGGGTATGTGGTAGGCAGAAGTGCGGAATCCGTTGCTAGAACAATGGTAAACAAACCACAACCTAAAGAACAAGAAAATGGGTGATATAGCTTTAAGAGGACAAGGTAAAGCTATGTTAGCGTCGGGCGGTATGACTCCAGCTTGGCAACGCAAAGAAGGTAAATCAGAATCAGGCGGATTAAATAAAAAAGGAATAGCATCTTATAGAAGAGCTAATCCAGGTTCTAAACTATCAATGGCAGTTACTACTAAGCCTTCTAAATTAAAACCAGGATCAAAATCAGCAAATAGAAGAAAGTCCTTTTGTGCCAGAATGTCGGGTATGAAAAAGAGATTAACATCAGCCAAAACAGCAAAAGACCCTAATTCAAGGATTAATAAATCACTTAGGAAATGGAATTGTTAGTAAATAACAATGAAGTACCTAGTTATTCTGTTATTGCTTTCTTCGTGCAATAATGTAAATACTCCCTATATAGATAATATAACATTATTAAAAATAGAGAAAAAATTCTAATATGATAGATAGATTAAAAGATCTAATAGTCAAAAACTTTTCTAATAAAAATATAGAAAACAAAAATAATATATTAATGAAAAGTAGAAAAGAAGTTGAGATCAATGGCAATGGA